GCATCAGTTTTGGTTGGTTGTTGAACCCTGCGTATGGTGGCGCAGGGTTCTTTTTTTTGCCCTAACTTTGCTCTATGCGTGTATGTATTGTCTACAATCAGCATCCGACAGGGTGCAGTTATTACCGCTTGGAGATGCCAAGCAGTCGCGTCCATGAGATGTTCGGCAGCGAAGCCGAGTTCGTGAGTATCGCCGACGTGCGCACGATGAGCGACGAAGAACTGCGCACGATTGACTTATTTCTATACAACCGAACTTGGATTTCTGGGCCGATTGAGGCAGTAAAGCCTGTCGCCGACATCCTGCGACAATACGGTGCGAAGATTATCTTGGACATGGATGATTATTGGCACTTGGGGACAGGGCATAGCTTTTATAAGCATTACCACGACACGAATATGTCTGCCGTTGTCGCTGAACACGTCAAACTTGCGGATGCGATTATCACGACAACGACGTACCTGCGTGATGAGATCATGAAGCTAAATAAAAACGTCACGATTTGCGAGAACGTGCCGCACTTACTTTACGACCAGTTCAAGCCGCAACCGACTACGAGTGAGCGACTGCGCTTCGGCTACTTCGGCGCGGCGCAACACACAGAGGACGTAGCCTTGCTGGAGCTGCCATTGTCGCGCCTCTGCGATGACCTTTCACTGGAAGGTCGCTACATGCTGTATTTAGCCGGATGGAATGAAGGCAACCCGATTTATCAGCAGTATGAGCAGGTATTTAGCAACAAGGGTAAGAACAACAACTACGGACGTATTCAGGCGGCGGATATTTACAGCTACGTTGGTGGCTACAACTTCGTGGATGTTGCCCTTGCGCCCTTGCGCGACAACAAATTCAACAGGTTGAAGTCGGAGTTGAAGGTCACCGAGGCTGCGTGGATGAACAAGGCAATCATCGCCAGCAACGTCTGCATGTATGCTGATTGCATCCAAGATGGCTGGGATGGCGTACTGGTTGACGAAAAGCAGCCGAAGAAGTGGTATAAGTCGATGAAGGCAATGATCAACGAGCCAGCGATGGTTCGCGAGATGGCGGATAGGCTTACGGCGAAGATGCAGAAGCGACTGGATATTGACACGATTACGCAGCGGCGGTTCAATTTGTATAAAAACGTGGCAAGGGATATTTACACTAAAGAACTTCATGCTATACCTGAAAGCCAGCCAAAGCAACACGATAGCGGTGACGTGGACGGAGCGGGCGAACATTGCGACGGTCTACCGCTTGCGGCTGACGAACCTTGCAACGCTTGACGCTACGGACGTATTCATCAACGCCGTTGACAACCTTAGCAGCTACGAGAGCAGGTACGACAAATTCGCGTTTACGTTGGGCGCGTTGACCAAGGGGCAGTATCGCTACGAGGTCACCGAGAACCCAGCAACCTACGCCGCTGGCGACATTGTGCAAGGCGGCTTATACACATTCACCAATAGCGGCTATGCATACATCACCGCTGAAGCGGATCAGTCGACTAGCGCGGAGTGGGGGTGCAGAGGGACGGATATTGATGGCGCAACACCCGACGGAATAGGCCAAGGCATTTTGAACACGGCAGCTATTGTCGCGACCTGCGCCACGGCAGGGATTGCTGCCAGGCTAGCAGATCAACTGGTGCTGAACGGATTTAGCGACTGGTTTCTGCCATCGCTGGAGGAACTGAATGAAGTGTATGCAAACCTTGCCAGCGCTGGCCTTGGCAGCTTCGCGAATCACACCTACTGGTCGTCAACGCAGGCAGATGCGACGCAGGCATCCACGGTTGACATGAACAACGGCAATGCCAATGATCACAACAAATCGCAGACGAATAGGCATACGCGCGCTATGCGTCGCTTCCGCTTGCCTGTCACGCCGCCAAGAGTGATTGAAACAGGCCTTGCGATGATTGAGATGATCGAAGGCAGCTTCACCAGTACAACAAACACGATCGACTACGTTTCTTATGACTAAACTCAATTTTAGCTTCATCCCGCAGGCAGATTACAGGTATCCGCTGATGCTGCAAAGCAAGGCCAACGACCTGTATACGTTCGGGGAGATGAACGACTACCCATACTACCTTCTTGACATCTACAAGAAAAGCGCCAAGCACAACGCGATCATCAACGGCAAGTGCAACTACATCGCTGGTAAAGGCTGGGCGGTTGATGCAGATAAGACCACCGTGGCGCAGCAGGCAAAGGCGGAGGCGTTTATGGCTGATGTAAACGAAGATGACGACCTGAACGACCTGACGCAGAAGTTTGTCTTGGACCTTGAGTTATTCAACGGCTTCGCATTGGCGGTCACATGGAACAGGGGCGGCGGCATCGCCTTCCTCGAACACGTGCCGTTTGAAAAGGTGCGTGTGTCGCTTGATGATACGATGTTCCTCATCGCTGACTGGTACGATGAACGCATGATCCGCCAGTACCCCAAGGGCGCGGAAGTTGAGCGGATGCCGAAGTTTGATCCGAATAACCGCGTCGGCAAGCAGCTATTCTACTACCGGCACTACGCAGCAGGTGTCAAGCACTACCCGCTACCAAACTACCAAGGGGCGCTCGCGTACATTGAGTGCGATGTTGAAATCGCCAAGTTTCACATAAGCAACATCCGCAATCAGTTTTGGGGCGGGCAGATGATCAACTTTGCCGATGGCATCCCTACCGACGAAGAAAAGGATGAGATTGAAAGGCAGATGCGTAACAAGTTCAGCGGCGCAAACAACGCAGGGCGCTTCGTGCTGACGTTCAGCACTGGCAAGGAAAACGCGCCGAGCATACAGTCGCTTACGCCGAGCGACCTTGATAAGCAGTTTGACCTGCTCAACAAGCAGATACAGGAAGAAATCTTTGTTGCGCACAACGTCACCTCGCCGATGCTGTTTGGCATTAGAACCGAAGGACAGCTCGGAGGCCGCAAGGAGTTGGCAGAGGCGTTTGAGCTGTTTAAGAACACCTACATCATGAACCGCGTTCTGATTGTTGAACGCATGATCAACTACCTCACGTCATTCAACGGATATGAGTGTCTGTATTTGCAGCCTTTCGATCCAATCACCGAGCAGCTTAGCGAACAAGCGCTGATGCAGATATTGACGCAGGACGAATTACGCGAGAAGGCAGGCTATGAGCCGCTTGCAGAGGCGAATGGCACGCCAACACCTGATGCTGGCGAAACTGTCGTAGAAGCGAGCGCTGGAGTGAATGAGGCTATTAAGACGCTTTCAGGCAGGCAGTATCAAAACCTGATGCGTATTGTGCGCCACTACTCGCAGGGAAAGGTCACGCTCGACCAGGCACGCACGATGCTGACCGCTGGCTTCGGCCTCAACGCCGAACAGGTTGACCAGCTACTGGGCGTAAAGGAGCAGGCGTTCACCGATGAAGCTGATGAGCTGGAGTTTTTGGCGCAGGTAGGCCAGCAGTTCGGTGAGGCGCGCGAGAGCTTCGAGGTGCTTCAAGAGCGCGAACTCGATTTCAACGAATACGGCGAGGCGGAGTTCTTCATGCAGTTTGCCGTTTCCGATGAAGACAAGGCGCTGGATGACAAAATCGTAAAATATAGGCGCAAGCGCGAGGATGCCACGGTGGAAGAAATGGCCAAGGAGTTCGGGGTGAGCAAGGCTCGCATACGCAAGCGGATTCAGTATTTATTGCAGGTCAACAAGTACCCATTGAAGCGCGGTATCGGTGAGGCGACCAAAGAGGAGAAAGTGCCTGAACCTATCGTCGAGGTGCGCTATCGTTATGACTGGAGGCCTGAATATCGTGGGTTGAGCAAGGCAGAGGGCTACGACAAAAGCCGCAAGTTTTGTCAAGTTATGATGGACTTGAGCAGCGCACGGCTATACACACGCGATGACATCAACCAGCTAACGGCGCTGATGGGATATAGCGTTTGGGAGCGCAGAGGCGGCTGGCTGACGCTGGAAGATGGCAGGCACCGGCCAAGCTGCCGGCACATGTGGGTGCAGCAGTTGGTAATCAAAAAAGGCACAAAAGTTGAAAGAATCGTCGAATGAGCAAGGCACTATTCATATCTGAAAATACGCTGATCGAAAATTCGGTCATCAGCGAGAACGTAAGCTACACGCAGTTGCGCCCTACCATTGTCAAAGTGCAGGAGATGCACATTCAGCCAGCGGTGGGATCGGCGCTATACGCGGAACTCGTGACGCAGGTCATCGCCGGTACTTTATCGGCGAACAACACGACGCTGATGCAGACCTACATTCAACCTGCGATCATCCAGTGGATGTACTTTGAACTGCCGATGGTTTTGGCGTTTAAGTTCATGAATAAAGGGATGGATCGCAGGAGCAGCACGGAATCAACGTCAATGATCGAACGTGAGATGACGCGACTGATGGACAAAAGCCGCGATGACGCGGAGTGGTACACCGAGAGGATCACGCGCTACTTGCAGGAGAACCACACGCTATTTCCGCTCTTCGATAATCCGCCTGTCGCTATTGACACAATCTACCCGGCCAACAGCGCATATCAGACAGGCATGGTACTGGGGCGCAGGGGCAGGTATCGCGATCCGCTCGACTATCCGGAAAACCGACGCAACTACTTTTGATGGCGCACAGCAAGAACGTAAACAAACTAAAGCAATTTTATGAGCAGTTG